CGGGAAAATCGCAGCCGTAGCGTTGGTTCGTCAGCAGGTCTCGGATGATTTCGCGCGGGTTTGCGTCGGGAATGTTGCCGGAGTAGCCCAGTTTCCCGATGACCTCGAAATTATGCTGGTAAATCTGTGCTGATTTCGTCAGTTCGTAATTTGGGCTACACAGGTAGGCAGTTCCGGAATAGTTCAAGGCTTGGTTTTGGTGCTTCGCCTGCGCCAAATGCGTCCACAACGGCTGTTCGTCGCCGCCGCGCATAAGCGTCAGGCGCAATTGTGCCAGCGAATCGAATTTTTCCTTGTCGCGCCAAATGCGACCGACGCCCTGAATTTCGCCCTCGCACAAAGCAAGCATGACGGCGGCTTCGTAGGTGTAAGCAATATCGACTTGCTTTACACCGCCGCCACCTTTACCGCCTTGCTGTGTCGTGGTTTTGTTTTCTATGGTGACAAAGTCGCCGTACCAAATCAGATTCCCGGCTACACGGGTTCTGCCGTAGATGACAGGCAGGGTAAGCCCTTGCGACGATTGTTGTACCTGTAACGATAAAATCCGTTCTTCTGCCGATGTAATGGTTGATGATTTACCGCCCATAGAAAACCTCTAAATATCAATCTACTAAATGCGCCTCGTACCACAAGCCAAGCAAAGAGCCTGCGTAGTTGGTTGCAATATCGAAACCTGTTTCTGTCGCGTTTGCCTGATAGGTCAGCCGTGCTTGTACGGTTACCAAGTCCAAAGTCACTTTGACAAACGGCTTTTGGCTGAACGGTTTTTTGAACTTGACCGTCATAAATTCATTGTTTGCAGGATTTGTCAGGAAGTCCGCCCGCGCGATATACGCCGCCTGATACTCTTTGCGGGTGTCAGCAATTTCATCGATACGCGCTACGGCGGCGGCAAGCTGTTTTCGCAAGTCGCTGTCGTCGTATGTTGCACCACCGCCCTTAGGCAGGTCAGAAAGTTGCTTCTTGACGGCTTCCAGTTCTTTTTTGATTTCGGCGTCGTCATACGGCGCGCCGCTCGGCAAAGCTGCTACCGCCTGCCTGATTCGTGACAATTCCTGTTTGATTGCTGTGTCGTCATAACTGCCGCCACCGCTGCCACCGCTACCGCCGCCAAGCCCGTAGGCTGATACTTCAATGTTCATGAAATGCCTCCAACGTAAAAAATTTCACTTCGCGCCCGTCAAGTTCGGGCTGATTGATGTCGTCCAAAACCACGCCGCGCCCGATGTAGCTGTGGATAATCTTGCCGTCGCCAACCAAAATGGCGGAATGACTAAACGTGCGCCCGAACTTCCACATAGCAATGTCACCGGGCTTTGGGTCGTCCGTTTCCTTGCAAAACTTGGCGATGACTTCCAAATACCGCTCCGTGTCGCGGTGTAGATGCCAGTCACGGGAATATTTGGGCGGCGTGAAGTCATCGGGGACGATACCGACCGCACCGTAAACTCCGACAAGCAACATGGCACAATCCACGCCCGCGCCCTTGACCATTGCGAAATGATGATAGGGCGTACCAAGCCATGACCGCGCCTCTTCGATGATTTGTTCTCGCAAATCCATTTCAGACGACCTCTTAAACTACCGTGTCGGCAGACGGGATATACGGGAATCCGCGAAAATGCACGACGTTGTTAAATTTGTTTTTGCAAGTGTCCTGACGCTTGTTGCAGCCTGGATAAACCTTGAACACATCGCCAGCCTGCGGCGGGAATGGCAGGCGTAGGGCAAACTCGAACGTATTGCCGTTATGCGCCTTAACCGTTCTGCTCAAGCCCGCGTTTCGTCCGCTCGTGAACTTAATCACGCCCTGCGAGAACCACCCGTCAGGCTGCGTTAGATTGTGTTTCAGCGCATTGCCTGTTTGGCTGTTTTCGGTTACTCGACCGTCCACCGTAAATTTTTCGCGGTTGACTTTGCAGCCCTCGTCATAGAGCGTCCTCATGCAACCCGCCTGATAGATGTTGCGCGGGCTTGATACGTTCAAAAGTTCGATGTCAGATTTGACGTCAACCTTTACAGACGACCTGCTGCCCGATACATCCGACACGCGCCCTGAAAAGATATTCACAGCACCGACAGGGCGAAGTTCGGCAAGAGAGCCGTTAACATCGGCAACCGACCGCAAATCAACGCCTGAAATCCTGATAGAATCAGACGTTTGGTATCGTGCCTGTATAATCAAGCTACGGATTTCCTTGACCGTTTTGCCCGCTGGGATTTCGTGCCTTGCCGAAATGCGATCAGACAGTGTTTTTGTACTACCGCTGACCGCATCTTCGTACCAGCAGCTAAAATAGCCGACGGAATTGTCCGTATAGGTAACAGACAACTCAGCACCGATACGCGGGTAGGGTTTGCCATAGATTGACGTCGCGTTTTCAAGTGCGATGTCGCATGACAAAACAAACTCATTCGGCAGATCGCCCCGAACTTGCAGCGTTTTGGTCTCGGTACGGTTCACGCCCGAAACCTCTAAGACGGCGTTTGCGTCCTCGACCATATTGCCGATAGATGACGCGCCGACACCGAAGAACACGCGGTCAATCTTGACCCGTGCGCCGTCCAATACGCCACCCAAAGCAGCTTCAGCCCATTGCAAGCCCTCAAGCCTGTAATCAGGGTCGGAGGCGATTTGCAGGGTGTTGGAATCCACGTCTAATCCGACAGCGATACGGGTTGCCCCGCGCTTGATAATCAGCTTATGTGCTTCGTAGGTCTGCCCATCCCAAACGACGGGCATATCTGCGCTGGTATGGCGCAGCACCTGCCCGCCTGAAAGCGTGATGGTGTATAAGTCTGCCATCTGAAATTCATCGCTGCCGTGCAGCAAGTCAATCAGTTCTTTTGTCGCTGTCTTCATAACTTCACGCTCGTAAACTCAATCTTTTTGGCTGCCCACAGGCTGCCCAAAACGTTTTCAAAATCCACCGTATCAGACGTAAACCTCACGCGGAAATAAAAACCGCCCGTCCATGTGATAGGGCGACCCGGCGTTTGCGGTGTGTTGAAAACCAAAACGCCCTTGTCGGTAACGGAATAATCACGCCCATAAGTCAAAGCCACGTCGCCCACTTTGACGGCGGGTCGTTCTTTGACTGCCAAGACAGGCTCGATAAAACCGCCCATCGAACGGACAAGCTGGTAACGCGTAACGCCTTGCACCGTGTTCCCGATAGGCTGGTCGGTTACTGCGTTGTCGGTTGGGTCTTCGTAAAGGAAACTTTCGAAGCTGCCTTTGCGGGCATTAAAGAATCCCGCCAGTTGCTCCAGTTCGTTGACGGACGCTTTTGTCCGCAGCACCTCGAAAGACAGCGAAAACCGCCATTGCGGGTAAGTGTAGTAGGCGGTTCGCAGTTCTCGACCGCTCGCTGATTTTTGCGTACCGGTACTCCATACCGCCGTTTTCTTCCGCCCCCACTTCAAGCCGGGGAACGTGGGAAAAATCGCATTGCCCATTTAGATGATTCCTTTCGCTTTCAGTAAGGCGTTAAATTCGTCTTCAGACAGCTCGTTACCGCCAAGCATATTGATGGCTTCGGCTTCGTCCGCTTCGCTCTGTACGACGCCCGACGACGGCTTAATGCCCATGTACGACGCTACCAAGATATGCACGGGCGGGTGTTCGCGCCAATACTCGTTCAAGTGTTTGATGCGCGGCAAATCTAAGTTGTCGGCGACGTAGTCCCACGTCCACCCCGTAGAGGCGCAGACGTGGGCGATCATCGCGCCGAAACTCAGTCCGCCGCCTGAACTTCCCCCGCTTGTGCGGCTTCCTGTTCTTTGCGTTTCAAACCCGAAACGTCCATTACGGCGGCAAACACTTCATTCATGTTGCCGATGTCGATTAAGTTGGCGACTTCTTCGCGCGTCATGTCGGGATAGTTGCGACGCATGGCGGCATGGGCGCAGTCAATAACGGTAGAGATTTGTTTTGCGTCTTGGACGTTGCCGTCAAATGTGCCGATACGTTCTTGCAACTGCTCCAGTGCGCCAAGTGCGATAGGTGGGATAACGTAATTTGTGCCGTTCAGTTCAACGGTTACGCCTTTAATTCGTACTGTCATTTTTGCTTCCTTGATTCAGGTCAAATAAAAAGACCGCCCTTTCGGACGGTCTGCACGGATTACTCTTGAATCCACAACGTGCCGACTTTAAAGCCCGCTTCATCGGTTTGCGCCGTGAAGTCGATTTCAGGGACAGAAAAGTCGTCGTTTTTGGTCGAGAACAAGCCCAGTTTGCCGCTGGTTACACTCTCCAGTTCCAACAGGGCTTTTTTACCCTTGAACTGCGTCAGGTATTTGAGTTTAAATGTTGGCGTATTACCCATCGCCAAATTTGTCAGTTCAAGTTTCTTGGCTGACGGCATGGTTTGGGTATAGGTAAAGCTTGGATAAACGGTTTTGCCCTTATCCGCTTCAGCAAAGGTGTATAAGCCTGTTGCGGACACCATGTATTGACCGGCTGTCGGATTGCTCGCGACCTTGATGTATGCCGTACCATCGCTACCCATCACGCCCGCATCTTCGACAAAGCGACCACCGTTCGGGGCGGTTGCTTGGACGGTATACGCGCCGCTCGCAGGGATGGCTTTACCCGCAACATCCGCCCAAAGTGCTTTCATGGTTCCGGTCGCATATTCTGCGCCGAAGAACAGGGTATTCAGGGCGAGACCGTTAATCAGCGCGCCTTTGAATTTGCCCGACACTTTGACCTTGCCTTGTGCGACAGCCAGCGCAAAGCGGTTCTGACCGTAGAACTCTTTCAGTTCCGCCGATAAATCGACGGACATTTCCTGCAAGCCCATGATTCGCACGGGCGTTGCGTTCTGTACACGGTTACCGTAAGCATCCGTAATCATTTCGGCGAACACTTCGCCGCTACCAAACGTCAACTGCATGACATTTCCTTTCAAAAATAAAACCGCATTACGCGGCGCAAATCACAATCGGGATAATACAGACCGCCTGTTCGCCAAGCGTTCCCTCGTCTGTTTCCACCGTACCCTCGACGCGGCAATACTCAATGTCCGCACCATCAACCGCTAAAGCCGTCTTGCCTGTGATAGGGTGGACGGCGTTCACGGCATTGCACACCGCATCAATCAGCGGATTCATGATGGGTGCGGGCGGCTCGCCTGATGTTTGGACGTACAGGTAAACATCGACGCGCAAAATCCACTTGGTTTCCTGCCCTGTCAACGTTACTGCCTGCATATCGCCCTGCGCCATGAATAACGCGGGCTGGTCGTAGCGTTTCACGTCGTTCCAGTGCAGTAATTTACGGCTTTTGGTTGTAAAGCCGTCCAATGCGTCCAACTTCGCCCACAGCGCGGAATAAATCGCTTCACGGTTCATCGCAATGCCCCTTTAACAGAGTTTCTCAAATCAGCTTCAATCTCAGGCTTCATATCGCGCAAAGCCGTCCGTAAAAACGACCGCTCAGGCAGGCGTACATTGCGGGAATGCGCCCGAACCTGAACGTATCGCGGAGATTTCAGCGGTCGTCCGAACGCTTGGCGAACCTGACGCAAAGATGCCTTGACGTTTACCGTGCCTGCAAAGCCATATTCGTGCGCCTTGCCGTAGCGGACGTTGGTGTTTACTTCGCCGATTACCGCGCTGCCCGTGTTGGTTACGCGTTGGTGTATCGACCGACGCAGATTGCCCGTCCGTACATTCAACACCTGCCCCGATAGACGGTTTTCCATGACTTCGCTTTGCAACTTCAACGCCGACCGTGCGACAGACTTCACGACAGCCGTCTGAATCTTGTCGCCATATGCTCGCAATAACGCCACCAAAACATCGCCGCCGATAAATTCCATCTTCAGCATTACACGCCCTTTCGTTTGTACTCATTGAGTATCGCAAACGCCGACGGGGGGATACCGCCCGACTCGCTGAACGAAGAGAATGAGATGGTCTCGCCTGCAAGTGTTTTCGACTGTACGCCCTTGTTCTCGATTTCGTTCATCCGCTGCGTTGCGATAATCAAGATAGCTTCCTGAATATCGGCGGGTATGGTTTCATAGCCCGCGCGGTACGATACCTCGACGTTTCGGATTCCCTGCGCGAAACAGGCATGGCGTATCAGCAGCCAGTTATCAAAATCCCAGTCGTTCGCCACGCGCCCGTTGATTTTCACGGACGATACAGACAGGACGGGATATTGATTCAGGACGATGCGGTTTTTGCCGTTGCCGTTGTAACGCTCGACGTAGTCCGCCGCTTTCAGTTTGCGCCCGATGTAGG